AGCTATCAAACCGACAAGAAGCACCAACGGCAAACGTATCGGTGAAGGGTATGAAGTCACCCACCCGCTGACCAGCGCCGTTGCCTTCATAGAGTATGGGGAGGAACTGATCGGTGGGTTTGGTTATGGTTGGGGCTGGGAAGTTTTGAGTCGCAAGAGCAGAATAACCAGCATCCGTGTAAGTGAATCCACCCTGTCCATTATTAAGAGTAACGTATGCCCCTGCGGTACTATCGCCCATATAATAACCACCAACCCAACCACCGGCTCCTGAATCAGGGGCTGTTCCTGAAAAACTAACGGTAGTGCCAAAGGCTGAATCATTAACTTTAAAATCAATCTCAGAGTCGTCCATGTTCACAAGCACTGTTATAATATCGCCGTCGGAAAATGCAGTTAAACTACTTTGAACTTCACTACCGTTTTGGCGAATATTACCCGCACCCATTGCCCGAATATTTGGTGTAGTATCCCATGAAGCGGTTGTGTTTGCTCCCGATATCCCAAAGTCCCAATCACCGGCAGTAGAAGAATCGGATATAGTCCATTCCCATTTGTATTTACCAGTTGATGGAATTGGCATCGTTAACATCCTTCCACCAGTCCCGCTTGAACCCGCTGAGTTACCTTGTAAATTACCATTTGAAGGGGTTGGTGTGTTAACGGTTGCTCTCCAAGCAATAGGACTGATAACAGCGTAATTCCCAATCGTCGTGCCGCTATCGGTGGGGCTGTCGAGGGTTTGGTTTGATGCAGACATACTAACTGAAGTAAAATCGTTAGCATTACCAGATACGTCCTTACCTAAATCGGAACTATCTTCAAAATCCAGCCAGAAACCATTCGTGCCAAATGTTAATGCGGAAGGATCTACTGGTATCCATACTCCATCAGAATTAAACTCACCGAAACTAGATGGATAAGCTACTATCCCATCAAGTAAAATAAACTCAGCCAAGTATCCGTCTAAATATAAGCCGTCAGAATACCTGCCTATGTAATGAATTACATCTTGGCCTATATATGTATCCCTATTTTGTGTTCCATTGGTTTCTGTGCTATAGGAGGTAATTTGAACACCATTTACAAAAATTCTTGCTCTATCTGCGGGAGCATCCTCCGTACTGTCCCAAAGCCAGATGACATGATACCAAGCTGTCGGATCTCTATAAAGTGCAGTTGACACTTTATTTGTATCGATAGAGCTAGAATCTATTTGAAAGTTTTGTAATTTCGACCCATTAAATAACATCGTGTTTCTATTATTAACGTCACTTTCTGCCGATAAGACTACAGGTGAGGTTGTTGTTGTTGCTTTTACCCAACAACTTATTGTTGCTTTATCGGGATTGTCTCCAGCACCACTGGGAGTAAAAGTAAGATAATCGGCTGTCCCATCTAACATACATGAGTTATCAATCGTGTAGGCGGCAGCAACAGTAGTGCCGCTAAAGAAGTTGCTTGATCCGAAAGGTCCAGACATTTTAGGTCACATTCGCTAACGCTAACTGGGGAGTGCCGAGAGCTATCTTGTCAGCAGCCCAGCAGAAGTAGGGGATGACATCGATTGCCGATGCGGCGGTTGAGATCGTCAGACTGGCACCGGGAGCATAAAACTGAGTACCAATAGAAAGCGTTCTCGATCCCGTTCCGTCTTGCTCAAATATGATTACACCAGACTGCCCTATACTTTCCGTCGTTGGGTTAGACAGCGTCACGTTGCCGGTGGCCGTCAAATAGAAGTTCTGGTAGGTATCGAAGTCGAGTGTCGTAGCGCCTGTAGTGGTGGCATCAACAAACACACTTGCATAAGCGCTATTGGCAAAGGCCACCTTACCACTGGATACGATGCGCATGACTTCGGCGGCAGTGGCTCCCCCTTTCATGGTTTTAAAGACCATGTCGAAGTCTTCTGCGGTAGACGTTACGTCGGTCGTCAGCGACTGAATGACGCCCCCCGTCTCGTTATTACCAGCACCAGTCTCGGTGATGAAGTCCATGCCCACCCCAATACCGGCGGCGGGCGATCCACTACTGGTGCGTGTCAAGGTGAGGGGATTGAGGACGGTAGTGGTGCCAGAATCCTCTTTACTCAAAACAGCCCCGGCGCTTCCCGTGATGCCACTGGTAACAGCAAGCGTAGAACTCAATGTCGTCGCTGCCGTGACGCCCAGCGTCGAGCTAAGAGTTGCCCCACTGGTAACAGCCAGCGTACTCCCTAGGGTAGCTGCCCCGTCAATGGCAGCGGCTCCGGTGCATTCAAGGGTAGCTATCTGAAGATCAGCCAAGGCATCCAAAACCGCAGCCCCAGCACCTGCACCGTCGCAGTATACGGCTACATTCTTACCGTTCTGGATAGTGACGTTGGCTCCAGCCCCCTGAGATACGTCTATGGTGCGGCTGGCAGAGAGGGCGTTCTCCATGATAAACCACGCCGTCGTCGTATTGGGTTCGATGGTAACGGTGCAATTTCCTCCGATATCGCCGGAATCCGCGAACTTGAGAACACGAAACATCCCAGCTTGAACATTGGATGTACCGCTGCCCGGCGAAGCCTCGCGCACAGTAAGAGTGTGGGATGTGCTGGACACCGTCACTGGAGAATACGCAGCGATCCGATCTATGATGTCCCAGTTGTAATTGGAGGTGGTTCCCCAAGTGCCAGCTTGGTCGCCACTCCCCATTTCCTCAATGCCTAAGTTGGTCGTGTATGAACTTGCCATTTTTACCTCACGCTGCTCTGCTTCCTATTTCAATCCAGTCTGGTGTCTGACTGGGCACAATCGGCTCCCAAATCACCGGGTAATTAAGAGTGTGGGTTGCCTCGACCCCCGTCACGCTGAAGATAAATCCGGGGGCGGTAACCGTTCCTATAGCACCCGCAGCCTCCACACCCGTAGGCTGTACAACCACACCGCCGCCTTCAACCACCGTCTCACTGCCCGTCGCCCCCGCAGCCGACACCCCGGTAACCGCAATGTCGATTCCCCCAGCCACGGTAGAGCTACCAATAGCGGCAGAGATCTCTTCACCAGTAGCCGTAACAAGAACATCCCCACTAACGCTTTCAGTGCCGGTAGCGAACGCTCCTTCGACGCCGCTCTCGACAATGGTAACGCCGGTTCCTTCACCTACCGTATAGGTGCCAAACGAATACTGAGCCTGAACACCTGTCGCAGTAACCGTAACCCCCGCACCCTCGACAACGGTCGTCGTGCCGATACCCGAAGCAAAGGTAAGAGTAGCCAGACCGCCTGTGTTCCACGCCCCCTCGTTCCAGCCGGATCTTCCCCAGCCGGTTCCAAAGATAATGGTGACGGCAGCCATGACTTTACGCTAGGCGAATGATGGCGTTGTTCGCATCATTGGCGGGATACTGGATGGTGAAGTCACCCGCTGAAGACGACTTGTCTCCGCCAAAGTCGAGCACAGCTACCGATGGATCGGCGTCATGGGTGACATCCCCGCCAGTCCCAGCCGTGCTGAGAGTGGAGTTGTAGATCACGGCACATCGGGCATTTGAAATAGTGGACGAAGACCACGTCGTGTCGGCGAAGTCGAGAAACGCCGTCGGTACGGAACTGCTGTTGTCCGATAGCCCAAGAGTAACGCTTCCCAACGCCTCCCCGCCAGCCGAATAGGCTGTTCCTGTAACCTCGTTGGTCGCCGTATACCCGGTCAGGTCTTCATTCGCATCGGTCTTGCTCGACGTGAACATTGCGATCTTGAAGGTATCCGCTGCAATCACACTGGCCCCGGTGCGCGAATGGGACATCCAGAAGTGGATGCCAGCCGTTATCTGTTCCTTATAGGAACCACACATCGCTTGGTTAATTGCCATCTAAAGTCTCCTTATGATCTCTGCTTCCTCGTGGAACCCTTCCTTCTTCAGAACATTCCACAGCGTGGTACGGTCACTGGCGATAGCTCTCTTCATGTACTCCGTAATGACCGCCTTGACCTTCTCACGGAAGGCGAGAGCCTGCTCACGCACATGAGGCGGTGCATCCTGCGAAATAAAATAAATCCTGTTGACGGCCATCTCGGCTATCTCTTCGGGAGAGTGACCGCGATCAGTCGTCGTGAACACTTTAACCGCACCGATCTCCCCGGTGCCTACCGATCCTTCCATCAGGTCACCGCAATGCGAAGCTGACCTGACCGGAAGACATCCTTGCGATCCCTTCCCTCACCGAGGTTCTTAACCCTCGGCAAGGTCTCTTGATAGCGCGTCTGATAATAGGTCAACAACTCTGCATCGCCCTTCATAAAGATATAGGCTTCGATCAACGAAGCGTAGAGCAATGCGTCGTAAGCATTGGTGCCGAGCCACGTTGTAGTGTTGCTCGAAGAAAGTCCATCTGGCTTATAAACATAATGGAACTCCATCGTGTAATCGGCATCCGGTACAGGAGCAACCAAGAGATTGGTATCGTCAAAGATGGAATAATAAAGAGGCCGTCCCGTCTCTGTGGTGTCGGGGTAGGACTCCTGAAGAAAGTTCACGTCCTTGTTGAGGAGGAAGTAGTAGGTATTGGACGACACCACCGACAGCGAGAAGGGTGCCAGAAAATCGTTAGGCAGCGCCAGATACTTGTTCGCAGAGGTCAGCGTTCCCTGCGTGTTTTTCCTGAACACGGGCAACTGAACCTCGAACAGGATCCTCTGTTCGGCATTAGAAATGAACTGGTCTATCTGCGATACGAAGACCGTTTCGGTATTGTCCGTGTAATCTTTGATCGCCTGCACCAGTGTCGAGTAAGTAAGCGCCATCTCATCAACTCGTTGTAATCGTTACAGTGCCAATAGCGGAATTGATCTGCATCGTCTCCAGTCCCTGAGTCCCCAAGACCTCGGCACTGTTGCCATCCCCCACGGGATCCCACGCAAACAGCCCACGACCAGCAGTCCCTCCATTGGGACGGGGATCGAACAAAGCCTGAGGATCGACAATGGGAATAGCACCCACCCAGTTCTGTGGTTGATCGGGATCGAACACATCCTGACCCACCCTCAGCCCTGTACGCATTCCCCTCTGAACTTCATAAACCAGTTGGCTCAAGGGATAGCGGAAGCCCGTCTTGTCACAATACCCATAAGCATACTTGCCGCGCGCATAGGGATAGCTCATGCCGAATAGTACTCAGCAAGTGGGATCAACCTAAAGGGAGCCTTGACCCTGTTCTCTTCGGCAGCCAATCTGAACTGTTCCTCGTATTCCTGCTTCAACATAGGCACCCGTGGTGCCGCTTCTGGCTTCTTTATGGCGATGTAATAAGCAAGACCTGCCACCATCGCAGGAAGGAAAAGAGCAGGGATGTCGTAATTATTTGAACCCTTGGTTCCCGTATCCGTCATTCGCCTGACGCGCCAGTAGACAAATTGAGCAGTGGTGAAGGTTGAACTGGCGGTGGGGTATATATAAATGGTGGGGGCTGTGCGCTGACGGTCAACCCAGTACTGGTTGGGACGCCCCTTCTCCAACTTGTCAGGGATAGTTGCGTAGGTAACGGGTGACACGCGCGAGATGGACGAGTCAATTTGAAGGGTGGCATTGGATGGGTCTGTCCTCACCACGGCCTCTATGATGTCAACGGTATCATCCGGCAGGCTATAGGACGCGGTTCCCTCCGTGAAAGCAAAGTAGCCCTCTTCGATACACCACAGATTAAGCCCACGGTTCTGCCACTCAAGGCCCATCAGGTTGAGGCTGCGGCGAGCCGTCTTTAGATCGTAACCGCTGCGCATCTCAAGCCCTGCGCGCTCGAACGCTTCCTCGGCTATCTCGTTTATATCGAGGTTGAATGTGGCAGTCGTCTCTACAGCCATGAAAGCCTACGCCTTTTTCTTACGAAGCTTGCCAAGAGTTACAGCGAGGCGCGCCCTCTGTCCTTCCTTGCCGCCCTTCTTAGCGGCTGCCCGAAGTTTCTTCTTGGGGATAGGCTTGCCCTTCTTAGCTCCCAGTTCCTTGCGCAGCGCGCCCTTGTTCTTGGTCGCGTCCTTTATCCAGTTCTTTTTCGTAGCCATAACGCCCTCACCTGTTCTGGTTGTTATAGCGCCGATTGTATGAACTGGCCGCACCGCCTCCTTCAAAACCACTCCGACGCCCAAGACGCTTGTCACGCTCGAACATGGTCTCGCCTGCCTCACGCACGGGAAGGGCACCACGACGGCCCAACTCACCCGCCATCGTCCCACGCCCCGTCTCCGTGAGGCCACCGAGGTAACCGCCAGCCTGCATAAGGACAGCACTATCGTCCTCACGCGGAAGCCGGGTGAGTCCGCCTATCGCGTAACCGTCACGAGAATCTCTCTTCGCCATAATCGACTCCTAAGCCATCGGCCCGTAGGTGAAAAGACCCTTAGTCTGCCTGATCACGTTACCGCCCTTGTTGTTGCCATAAGCCGCGACACGCCTCTTCTTGGCTTCTCCTACGTCGCCGCCTGTTCCATCGACCTCAACAGGCATACTGCCATACGCTTCGTCGGTCTTGACCTTGTTGAGAGCCGCCGTTTTTGGGTTCAATGTCGGCATCATGCTTTCCTTTTCTTGGCTTTCTTTTTCTTGCCCTTGTCCATCGTCTTGACAGCAGCATAGGCCCTTCGCCCAAGCGCCTTCTCCTCGCCCTTGCTTTCCTTTGCGCGTGCGGCCAGATTGCCCTTGGTGCCGCGATGGCGCTCCCCCAAGGACATTTTAAGGCGGGAGCCGAACTTTCCCTTACCCTTCGTAGGTTTCTTGGTCGTCTTTCCTTTCTTACGCATAACCCTGTTCCCTTCACTGTTGGCAATCGCCAATGCCTGTTTGCGATTGGTAACCTTCTTGCCGGAACCGCTCTTGAGAGTCCCGCGTTTGAACTCGCCCATGACGATGGCGATCTTGTCGTCCCTCGTCGTCACTGGATTCCCCGCACGACAATGGATATCAAAGCCGACACGATAGCCACGTTTGATACCCAAATCACCCGCTCTAAACGAACCAGCCTACGTTCAACCGACTCCCAGCGCACAGCACACTCGCGCTCGTGCGCCATCAGTTCAGCGGCAACGTCCCGCTCCGCCACCGATGCCATGACACTACCCGTCGAACATGAAGGTGACGGAGGACAGAAGGTCTGTATCCACAGGCATATCCATACTCATAGCGGTGGCAAAACGAATACCCGTACCACCGATGTTGGGATAATTGACGCTACCGTCTGTCTCGCCGGGATTGAAAGTGAGGCGAGCCGTACCCGAAGCGGAAGACGTAGCGCCGTCTTCAATGTCGATTGTCTCGCCAGCAGCATTAGCCCCCTCAACGAGATACCAGTTCTTCAAGCGAGTATCCTGATTATTGATCATAATTCGGATACCAGCCACCACCCCCGCACTGACACTGTTACTGTCGGAGCCACTGGCCTTAATGGAAGAAATGAAACGGAAGTAGCTTGAGCCTGTTGCCGTAGCCGAACTCGGCCCGGTAATGCTTTCGGTCTGAACATTACCATACACATCCAATCCCACCACGCTGTAGGTGATGGCGGTAGAGTTACCATCCGAGGTGATGTTGACGGTACGACATAGTTCTCCCAAGTTCACATAACCGGCATTATCGCCCACCGTCAACGAGGTTGTCGCCGAATCGCTATAGATGAGATCGATAACCGAGTAGAGATTAGATGAGTAAACGCTTGCCGCGTTAGGCCCAGTCACCTCTTCCGTTACCGGAATGCCGCTCCCGTCCTTTCCTTTGACAGTCAACGTCACCGAAGAATTGTCACTCGCAGAAGCGAATGACACACGGCGCGGCGCGGCCCTTCCATAGTTGACCCTACGGATACCGTTCTTCTCTTCTGAATCGGCTCCATCAATCGCCAACTGACCATTGACGCTCTGAGACGTACACACACCATCACCGTCTCCAGCAGTCGCCATGCCCCCGTCGAGGAGCATATAGAACTGGTCATCGGTTAAAGCAGCAGCATCCCCACAGGCATCAACGTCCGCCGCAGGGTTGCTCGTGCTTTCCGCCGTGCCAGAGTAGGTGTAGGTAAAAGACCTTAGATCGGTCATGGTACCCTCCTATGTCAGGTTGATGTTCTGGATATACCAGACAGTCAAAACACCCACGCCGCTTCCGGTTGCCACAGAGTCGACTGAAATCCTTACATCGGTCGTCCCGACATCACGCCAGTTGGCTCCTGTGCCGGTGGTCGCCGCCGTCATGTTCACCAGACCAGCCGCCGACGTTACCATGCCGTTGACATACAGGTCGGTAGTGGTGCCGTCGCCGACATCGAGGGTGTTAGTGCCGCCGTCCCAGACCGTTGTGACAAGACATTTGATGTCTATGATCTGACTGTTGGCGGGAATGATTATGTCGGTGCTGGCTGAAGTGGCAGCTTCGGTAATGGCCTCAGACTGCGCCATTACAACAAAACCAATATTCTTCATGTCAGTGCCTACCGTAGTGCCGGTAGTGGCATTG